GGCTGCTGGCGTGCCACGCCTGTAGGCTGAACGCCAGATTCTCTACCTCGGCATCTGTCAGCAGCCGGTTCCAAACGGCGGCAACTTTGATGTCGCCGTGCCAGTAGTCACCGTCGGACTCCCCGATTCTGACGATGCCCGTTCCGCCCGGCGCGGTGTGGTTGGCAAGCGTCGATCCGCCGTCCGTGTGGGTAACCGCGTTCGTGGCGTATAGGTAGCGCGTGAATCGCGGCGTCACCGTGCCGGTGGCCTTGCGTCCAGATACGAGCGCCCAGCCGTTTGCGTTGGTCAGCGAAAGGTTTGACGCCGACAGCGAGCCGGTGTAGAAACCTTGTTCGCTGTCAGACAGAAACCAGTCGAGCAGGTTCCCGCCACCCGAGTTCTGGATTCCTAGGACTGCGTCGTTACCGCTGGCTCCAGAGGCGCGCAGCACGATGGCGGCAAACGAAATCGCCCCGGTGAAGTCGTTGCCGCCAACACTCAGGGTTATTCTGTCGTCGCTGCCGTCGAACGTTCGCGCCATTTAGGTCGTCGTGTACTCAAGCGTGACAGCGATGACCTCGGCATCACCGGTGGCGGTGTCGTTCGCCGTGTCGCGCGCCAGCATCAAGACGGTGAAGTCGTTTGCCGCGAGACTGTCCGCGTTAGTCAGTGTCCCGCTACTGATCTCGTCAAGATACCCGGCGGTCCCTGGCACCGTGACCGCTGTGATGGTGTTGACGGTAGCGAACGCTTTCGCATCCACGTCCGTAGCGTCTCCGTCCGTGACAGCCGCCAGCCGGACCAGCAGGCCGAACGTCCCTGACGTGGCGCTCGCCATCTTGTACTGAACTTTGAGCACCGGAGCGGATGCGTAGTCGCCCGGCATCCGAAACGACCAATAGCACATCTCGGAGGTGGTCGCATCGAACGCCGCCTGAAGGAACGTTGCAGACGGCGCCGATGCTGACGACTTGACCCGCTGGATAGCCGGCGCGGCGTTGCTCGCAGAGCCGTCTGGTAGGGTGGCGTTGCCAATCGGCAGCAGGATTGATCCGGTCGCCATGTCAATCGCCTCCGTCTACGAGATTGAAACCGTGACGGCGAGCGATCACGTAGGCCAGCAGCAGCGCTTTCTGGTTATTCGTGGCCGCGTTCCTGAACGCGACCGGCAACGCGAGGTTGAACTCTGAGGCGTTCTCATCTGCCCATGCATCCGCTGCCGCGACCGCCGCCACGAGTTGTGGCTTGGTGAACGCGGTAGACCCCAGGTTCGGGTCACGCTGCATCCAGCGCGCGACCCGATCCCGTTCAGGTTGCGTGAGTGCTGCCATCGGTCAAACTCCCTAACTTAGACGAAGAATCCCCACCGACGACCACGCAATCGTAAACGCACCGGTCGCGCTGATCTGGGCGCCACCGAAGTCGATCAGGGCGATGAGCGGACTCACTGAGGTGGTGGTGCCGACCTTCTTGTAGATGACGGCGCCGTAGGCCGTGATGGTCGAGTTCGACCAGACCACGTCCGCCGCGTCGAAGTCCACCCGATCATTCGCGGTGTCGAGCGTGACGGTCTTGGAGAGCAGAGACTGCCCGCCAGAGACGTACGACGTACCGCTGACCTCGCTTGTGGTGACATCGTTGAAGAAGTCATGCGCGTCCTGGGCGCTCGCGTTGGCGATGTACCCGGAGTTGACCAGCGCAACATGAATCTCGTCGGTATCGAAGTCGATGACCGCCGTGCCGTCTAGCTGGTTCTTCTTAAACAGGTTGTAGACGAATGAGGCCAATTGAGTGCCCTCCTGTTATGCGCTGACGAGGTGCAGCCCTGACGGCTTCGCCTCTTGGATTGCTCCCCCGCACCACTGCCGCCACGCGCGGCGGTACGCTTGTTCGACGTGCCCGGCGTAGCGCTTCGGATCGCACAGCATGGAGCCGAGCAAGTCCTGTCGCAGGCTCACCCGGTCCTCGTGCGTCCACGGCGTTCCGGCCATCGTCACCGCCAGATCGATGTACTCTGGCACGGACTCGGCAACCCAATCGCCGTGCCCCAGCGCGCTCAGGATGCTCGGCGCGATCCGCCCGTTGAGGTAGTCGCCCATCAGTGCCACGCTCGGCACGCCCATGAGGCACGCCTCCAGCAGCGTGACGCCGCCGCCCTGTGGGAACGGGTCCAGCGCGATGTCGATGCTTGACCCTGCCTCCAGATGATGCGGGCGCGGTGATGGCCCCAGGAACTCCAGGCGGTGCGAACTGATCCGCAGCGAGAGAAAGAAGTCGTTGACCCGATTTCGGAACGCCTCGTCAAGATAGTCGTTGCCCTTGAACACCAGTCGGCTGTGCTGCACGCGCCGCAGGATCTCGGCCCACGCGGCCCACACAGGCTCACTGGTCTTGTTCGCACGCCCCAGGTAGCCGAAGGTGATGAAGCCGTTCTGCTCGCGTGGTGGTGGCGCCACGTTCGGGTACGGCGGGCGCGGGTCGTAGCCGACGATGCACGGCACGCGGAGGATCTGCTCGTGGTACTGGTGCTCGTGCTCCGGCGGCGCGCTGATCTCGTCCGCAATGATGTAGTCGCAGGCGTCGATCCCCAGCCCGGTGACGTGGCCCCAGGCAGTCATGATGATCGGGGCCGGCTTCCTCGCGAGCGCCAGAAGGCGGTTGCCGTTGCTGTAGCCTGAGAGATCCACCAGAATGTCGATATTGTCGTCTCTGATCCGCTGCGCCAGCGCCTCATCAGAGAGGGTGTTGACCACGACCCAGTGATCCGCCAACTTCTCGAAGCGCTCTGTGATCTCATCGGGCGGTCCTTCCTGCTGCCAGTAGCAGTAGACCTCAACCTTCGAGTGGTCGTGGCCTTCGAGCACCGGCCCAAAGACCATCGACGCACTGTGCTGGTTGAAGTCGGCCGAGATGTAGCCCACCCGCAGACGCCGATCCGGGTCGCGGTCGTTGGTGTGCGGCTCGGCCTTGACCGTCAACGGCGCGCAGTGGCGCGCGTTCAGCGCTCGGCGGTCGGCCAGCCTGACAGCCGGCGGCGCGTGCGGGTGCAAGTCCATCGAGAAGATCACACCGGGCCACGCCGCAAGACTGCCAGGGTTTCGCTTGACCGCATGGCGGTAGGCGGTCACGCTGCCCGTGCGGTCACCGTGCGCCGCCAGGATGACAGCCAGATTGGTGTAGTAGCGCGCGGCCGGCTGGATCTTGATAGCGGCTTGCAGCATCCTGATCGCCAGCTCGCGGTCGCCGCGCTCGTGGTGGATCAGCGCCAGCAGATTCATGGCGTCCGAGCACGACGGATCGAGCGTCAGCACCCGGCGATAGGCGCCCTCGGCCTCTTCGATCTTGCCGTCCTGCTGCCACGATGTAGCCTGCTGTAGCAGGACCGCCGCGTCCATCAATCCCTGCCCCGTCATGATGCCCCCACCAGTTGCAGGCGATGCGCTGGCTGCTGCTCTGCGCACCACGCCTGCCACGCCTGCCGGTACAGCCCCTCGGCCGCACGGGCGTACTCGGCAGGGTTGCAGATGATCGACGCGATCAGATCGTCCCTGAGCGCCATTCGGGCGGTCAGCGAGTGGCGAGCCTGTCCTAGCGCTGCCGCCACCTCGATGTAGTGGTCCGTGCTCAGTCCCACCCACTGCTGCCGGCCGATCGTCGCCAGGATGCTCGCTCCAATGCGGCCGTTCAGATGGTTCCCGAGCAGAGACACCGTGGGGACTCCCATCAGGCAGGCTTCGAGAGTGGTCACGCCGCTGTTCTGAGGCCAGACATCCAGCGCCACGTCAATGTCCGCGTAGGTGTCAAGATGCTGCTGCCGGCTGGACGCCCCTCGGAAGTCGATGCGCCGGCTGCTCACCCGCAGACTGGCGAAGAACTCGACGATGCGGGCGCGGTAGCTGGCATCGACGTACTCGCGGCCCTTGAGCAGCAGTCGGCTGTCAGGCACGCGGTTGAGGATGGCCGCCCACGCCGCCCAGACAGGCTCACTGGTCTTTGTGGCCCGGCCGAGATAGCCAAACGTCGTGTATCCGTTGCGCTCGGCCGGCGCCACGCTCACGTCAGGGTAGGGCGGGCGCGGGTCGAAAGCCAGGATGCACGGGAGGCGTAACACCCGCTCGTGGTGCTGCCACTCGGCCTCTGGCGGCACGGTGACCTCATCAGCGAGCAGATAGTCGCAGAAGTCCGTGCCTAGTCCGGTGACGTGTCCCCACCCGGTCATGATGATGGGCGCCGGCTTCCGTGCCAGAGCGGTCAGCCGGTGGCCGTTGCTGTAGCCGGCCAGATCCACCAGCACGTCGATACCATCCGCACGCATCCGGGCGGCCAGCGCTTCGTCAGACAGGCTGCTGATCTCGCGCCAGTGGTCGGCGTAGCCTCGGAAGCGCTCAGTGTGCGCGTCGGCGGTCTGCCGCTGCTGCCAGTACAGATACACCTCGACGGCCGAACGATCATGCCCGGCCAGCACTGGCTCGAAGACCATGCCCGCGCTGTGGTCAACGAAGTCAGCGGACAGGTAGCCGACGCGCAGCTTCCTGTCTGGATCAGGGTCGTTCGTGTGAGGTGGCGCGGCAGCGGTCAGCGCGGCGCAATGCACCTGATTGAACGCGCGGCGGTCGGACAGCCGAACCTCTGGCGTCGAGAACGGGTGTAGGTCGCCGTTGAAGATGGCCGGCGACCAGTTGCCCGCGTCCCCGGGTTCGAGCGCTGACGCCTGCCTGAACGCTGCCAGACAGACGGGAATGTCCCCGCGCGACTCCAACACCGTCCCCAGGTTGTACCAGTGGCTCCCGGTCGACCGAATGGCGATTGACGCCCGCATCAGTTGCACGGCTGTCTCGCCGTCGCCCCTGGCGTGCAGCACCAAGCCGAGCATATTCATGGCGTCGGCGTTGGCCGGGTCAATCGTCAGGACGCGCCGATAGGCGGCTTCAGCGTCCTTCAGCCTGCCCTCACGGTGCAGGGACGCCGCCGCCGCCATCGCTGCCATCGCCCTGACGAGAGCGTTGTCCATCAGTCAACAACCTTGTTACGGTAGACCCTCATCCGCCCGTGCTGCTCACAGACGGCCGTACTCTGCTTGTGTGGGTTGTCGCCTGCGTACTTTTCCATCCGAGCATTGCACTCGGGGCAGTGTGGCGCACGCGGCTCGCCGTAATCGTCGGCCTTCTGCTGTGCGTCTACAGCGGCCTGAGCGGCAGCAGCAGCCTCGTCAGCTTCCTTCTGCGCCTTCTCTGCCGCCTTCGCTGCGGCCGCGTCGAGCTTGGCTTGAGACGGCTCCGGGGTTGATGCTGGGGCGTCATCACTCCCCGGAGCCGTGGCCGGCGGAGAGGGGACGACCGCCGCCGGTTTCACAGACTCGGACTCAGGCTTGCTGTTCGGCATGTCACTCTCCCTGTACCGCCAGCACGCCGCGATTGATCGCGTGCACTGCCGTCATGTTCCTCACGGTCACCGGCACGTGACCCCAATGCGTCAGCATCACCGTAGGGTCAAGCCACACCCTGAACCCGAGCTGGCGCGCACGCTCGCAGAACCACCAGTCTTCACTGAGCCAGTTGAACCCGCCCGACAACTCGTCAGGGACTACCTGGAAGTCGAACATCGGCCACAGCGCCCACGGCTGATTGGCGTGACACAACGGCAGCGTCGGGATCATGGCGTCGAGCACGTCCCTGTGGACGTACATGAATCCGGTCGCCCCGAACCGGATCTCAGCGGGCGGCTCGTCGGGGCCGAAGGCGATCGCGCCGTCCATGCCACGGATCGCCATGTGGCCGCCGTCGCGGACGGAGTACGCTGCCACGGCAATGCTGCGCTTCTCCCGCCCCAGCCTGACGACCTTCTCAGCGGCATCTGGGTCAAACTCGATGTCAGAGTCAATCATCAGGAAGCCGTCATCTACGTACTCGCGGTACCACTTCGAGGCCCACACCGAACGAGCGCGCAACAGGCCCGACTCGGCAGCGCGACCAGGATTCCAGTCGAACTCTTCTGACCGGGTGTGCATCAGCCGCAGGACGCTGTCGTAGGTGTGGACGCTGACCTCGCGGTTCGCGCACACCACAATTGGCTGCCGCGTCATCGGTTCGGTGCTGAATCGCCGCCAGACTCGCAGTCGCCCGGACTCGTCAATGCAGTCCCAGCCAGCACGGCGGAACGCCCGGCCTGGATGCCAGCCCCGATTCTCGGTCAGGTGCAGCGGCGTGCCGCAATCGGTCGTCGCCGTTGTTTCAAGGAACATGGCGCCGATCTTCGCCCGCGTGGCGATGCCGGTCAGGAATGTCTCGGGGTCGGGCACATGCTCCAGCACATCGAAGCAGGACAGGAGATCGGCGCTCTCTATCGGGGCGCCCTTGACAGACGGTGCAACGGCGAAACCATCAGCCATCAAGCGATGGCGCATCTCGTCGTTCGGCTCCACGCCAGTGATGCAGGCGTCGTGACTGACCTTGCCACGAAGCGCCTTCAGGTCGTGGCCGGCGCCACACCCGATATCAACGATGAGCCTGACATCCTGCGTTCTGGCGACATGCACCAGGGCATCCGTCCAGCGCTGCCGCTCAGCGTCCGCATGGAACACATCCAGGTCGGCCGTCAAGAGGTCGGCGGGACAGGTGCGGTAGAACGTCTCGACATCCTCCGCTGTCTGTGGAGCCTGAGAAGCCCAGACCGCAGCGAGTGCGGCCCGGGCCTCTTCGGCAGTGGGGGAAGCCAGCGGTAGATCAGCCACGACCATGAAGAGATACCCCAGTCAGGTGTGCGTGCTACGAACTAAACGTCAACCACCTTGACGTGCTGCTCTGCCACCTGGGTCGCCGGCAGGATGCCGGAGCGGCGGTACAGATCGACCGTCGCGGAGAGCACCGCGCCGTTAGTGTGGCCTGCCGCTGCCAGCGCCAGATAGCGCTTCTGCGGGCGGAACACATCGATGATCTGCACACTGTTGGCGTTGACTACCTGCGTCAGCGCCGATCCCGTGACCAGCGTGGCGCCGGACATGTTCGAGTTGATCGAGGCAATGACGCTGCAGTCGGCCGTCCCGTTGGTGCCAAGAACGCCGACGTTGATGACGAATCGCGCGCCTTCCCACCCCTGCATGTCGATGCCTGAGGAGTTGACGACGGTGCCGCTGACGTTGGCCGGAGACTTCACGTTCCGAGTGAGAACGCTGTCCGAAAGACCGGAGTGATTCATGCTGATGCCCTCCGAAAAGGGCCGCTGGTAGCGGCCCGAATGTGCCCGCTACCTAGACGATGCCGATGCGGCCAGCGTCCACGTTCCAGGTCGCCCCGCCGACTCGCTCAAAGATCACGATGCCCGTCTGGTCGGTGTCCGCGAACCGCTCCCGGAGCACCGTACTGGTGATCTGGGCGCGCTGCGCGATGATGTACGCCTGCGAGATGTTGCCCGTGAAGATGACCTTGTTCGCATCCGTGCCGTCAGACGGCATGAACGAACTGTTGTAGACGGTCATCCCCTCGATGCTGTGCGCCGGCAGATCGAAGCCGCCGCCAGCGTTGGCCGGCCAGAACGGACGCCCGTTGCCGTCCGTCAGCGCCGCCACCTTGCCCTCTATGGTTCGGCTCATAAGCTGGACCGACCCCGCGACGTACTGGTCAGGGATCAGGTACGTGCCAGCGATGATCTTGGCCGCCGAGCCAGACGATGACACCGTGTTGGTGATCGTGTTCGCGGTGGTGCCTTCTACATCGTAGGTCGTGAACCCGCCGTTGAGCAGGCCCAGCGGCTCGTTCGCGGAGCCGGTGCCGGTGATGAGGCCGTTGTCCTCAACCAGCGCCATGTTCTGGGCGCCGTCCGTCGCCAACGTCGCCAGCAGGTTGAACGCCGAGTCCATCAGCAGGTCATTCGAGAACTTGCCGACCACCCGCAACTTCTTGATGGCGATGTCGAGCATTTGGAACGCCACGTCCGTCTCAGAGAACGCGGGCGTCTCTGTCGACCACGAGCCGACGAACGCAGACGAGTAAATCGAGCCGCTAGACACGTTCGCCTTGAGCATCGGCCAGCGCAGCAGATCACGGTTCGTGGTCTGCACGCGGGCCAGCCGCCGCATGACCGCCTGCTGCGCCGTGCGCATCAGCAGCTCGGCCTGCACATCCGGCGGAACGGTGAAGCCGCCAGCCGTGTCGGTGCCCTCAGAAAGCGCCTTCTGCTCGGCGGGTGACATCTTCTGGAGCGCCATCGCCTCGGAACCGCCAGAGCGGGCCAGGTTCCGCCAGAACTTGCAGTAGGCCGCCTTGTACTCCTGAGACATCGCGGCCCGCGTGGTCTTCTGGTACTCGGCAAACTGGTGGTCATCCGTCAGGATGTCGCCCAGGATGACCGACTCCTCAAACATCTCGAAGGTCTTGCCGCCGCTGGTGGGAGCGTAGGCCAGACCGCCCTTGAACTCCCAGCCCTGCCGCTCAAGCTTCTTCTTGTCGTCGTCGTCGCCGTTCACGCCGTGTGCCATGCTGCGCTGAGGCTTGTTCAGCCAGTTGTCAGCCTCGGTGAATCCGGCCTTGAGCGCGTCCTCTTCCTCTTCGGCCGCGATCTCGGCGCGCTTCGTCTTGATGGTCGCCTGCATCGCCGCGAGCTGCGTGCGCTTCTCGCCGGGCAGGCCGCCCTTGTACTGGTCGATGATCGCCTGTGCGTCCTTGACGATCTGCTCGACCTCTCGACGCTTGACTTCCGTGGCGGCACTCACGATGCAACCTCCAATAGGCTGAACTGCGCCTGCCACCAGGCGGCCAGCGCTTCCTCGTCTTTCCCTTGCTCCACGAGCAGGGCTTGCTCTGCGACCGCCGCCAGCGTCTTCGACGCCTGCTCGATCTGCTCACGCATGGCGGTAGGCATCCGCCGGCCGTTGTTCGTGGTCTGCCCCACGACTGCGAGCGCCTTGTGCTGCTCGCTGAGCACCTCCACGGCGTCGATGAGGCCGTAGGCCACGCTCAGCAGATCGAGCGCGGCGTCCGACTGCCGATCATCGAAGGTCTTGACGCCGCGCTCGTGATGATCGAGCGCCAGCCGGCCGGCAGCGTAGATGCGGCCAAGCTCGTCAGTGTCCAGACCGAGCGCTTTTGCCTGGGGGATGGCTGGCAAGACGGCTCGTAGCGTTGCGGCGTCGATGTCGCCGGCTGCATCGCGGTAGGCGAAGTGGCGGTAGGTGCGCGGGACCGTCTTGCCTTCATCGTCCAGTTGCCCGCCGGCCTGCACGTAGAGGAAGGCCGAATCAGGCAGGGCGTTCGGGTGCGTCTTGCCGTCGTCGGCCTTGAGCGCTGCGACCTTCGACCGCGCGTCGTCCTCGCTGGCAAAGTCCGCCAGCGACTTCTCGTCCTTCATGACGTGCCAGCGGCCGTCCATCTCCTTGACGGTGTACATCGACCCTCCGATCTTCACGCCCGTCACCAGAGCGGACGGATTAGCAATCGCCTGCGATGCGGCGAAGGAGTACTCGTGCAGGCTGTAGTCGGTGATCCGACGAATAGCCTTGCCGTTCACGCGGTCGCGCTTGCCGTCGTGCAGGCGGTAGCCGATGGACATGCCGAGCGAGCCGCCGGCCGCCTGCAATCCACGCGCGGCGCCCAATAGGTCGTCGCCGGTCGGCCCGTCAAACACGCGCGTCTCGACGTAGAGACCCTGCGGGTGCGCCTCGATCTTGACGGGCACGCCCACGGGCAGCCGGCTCAAGTCGTGGCCGATGAAGACGCCGACGTCAGCGGGAGACTTCAGGCGGGAGACGGCCTTGACGCTGGCTTCAGGCTCGATGATGTCGTCAACGCGGTCGATGTTGCCGTGGTAGGCGGCCCAACCAGCGATGAGACGCTGGCCGATGTCAACGGTCTTGACGGTGAAGCCGGCGCCGAATTTGTCCAGGGACACGAAAGAACCCCCACCCGGTCAAGCCCGATCCGGTGGAGGCTCTCATCACTATTCGTCTGTGGCTACTCTATTGCAAGTGGTTCCGCCGTGTCAACGGTACGGTGGTACCACTTCAACCAGTCTTGACCTCAAGCGAGCCGTCTGGCACGTCGATTGTCCGGCGCTGGCGCATCCTCTCGAACGGCCGGGCGCGAGAATCGCTCACGTTGCGGTCTTCAAGAGTGTTTACCTTTGGCCCGCGCGGCGGTCTGAGCGAGTCGGGCACTCTCACAGCGAACTCTACCCCGCACTGACAACGCGGAGACTCGTAGTAGGACGCATCGAACCGGCCGGTGTACCGTCCGCAGTAGGGGCACCAGAGCGGAATAACAGTCATGGTTTCCCCAGTACGTCGCGCTCTCTAGGCGTCAGGGCACCGTTGGCGCCGCCATTGCTACGGGCGCCACCAGCGCCACCGAGCGCCGGCTGCAATGAAGGAGCCGGCTCTGGCGGCGCGTCTAGTTGGTCAGCCGGCAAGCCGCTGATGTTGTCGGGCATCACGAGGATGGCGCCCTTCTCGAACTCGGGTCCTCGGCCCAGATCGACCCGGAACTCCTGCACGCTGATACCGCCCGCGTGCATTTGCTTGATGAGGCGGTCGGTCTTGGCGTTCTCGTCCTCCTGGAGCGCTTTCACCGTGCTGGTGTCGAACTCCAGGTAATCGAAGTCGCCGTACTCGTCTCTGAGGCCGAGTGTCAGGTCAGCCGCCAACTCTCGGTAGAGCGGCATCAGCGTCTCGTCCCAGAAGCCGGCCCGCGCCTCCTTCATGGTGCTTCTGTTGCCGTGGATCATCCCGAGCCGCGCGCCGATCAACTCCAGTGGCACACCGAACACCATCGCCGTCTTGGCATCTAGGATCTCATCAAGCTCAGGCATGACCAGCCCGCGCTCACCCAGCGGCAGGCCCATAGCGGTGTAGGTGACTGATCCTTGCCCGGCCAGCACCATCATGTTGAAAGCGTTGCGCCCGCTGTAGTCGTTGCGGTGACGGTCGCGGATCATCTGCGCCTCGGCCGGCCCTACCTGCTTCTCGATGACGAGGAGGCCAGAGGGGACGCCCGCGTTGTTGAAGAACGCCTGCGTAAACGAGCGCATGGCCGCTGACGTGTCGATCCGCATGGCGGCCGGCTTCATTGGCGGCAGGCCGTACCAGTCGTCCAGCGGATTGCGGGTCTTCGACTGGATCACATCGCGGGCCGGCAGGAAGTAGGTGTCTGCGCCGATCTTGTACTCCCAGCCGCGTAGGTGGACGGCAGGATTCTCGTCAGGGATAACCCACATGCGGTCAGGGCGCAGCGGCCACAGTTCCACCAGCTTGCCGGCCCCCGAACGCACCTTCTCAATGTAGGCGTTGCCGGAGACGGCGCGGAACATGATGAGCGCCGAGATCAGTTGAGAGCCGCCGGAGAACGGGTTCGGGTGCTCGAAGAGATCGAGGACCGGGTGATCGTGGATCTGCTCCGGCCCCTTCTCGGTCTTGCGGACAGCCACGAGACGCGGCTCGCCGGCCGATGACGCCAACTCCTCAATGCACGCGAACGCTACTTCGTTGCCTGAGTAGCCTTCCAGGGCGTAGCGGTAGTAACTGTCCTTCTGCTGCTGGGGAGTGCCTGACTCCCAGGTGTTGATTGCGGCGCCCACGGCAACCTTGCGCTCAGGGATGATGGTTGCCATCGCGTTGACGGTCCGTGCGAGTAGTCCCATAGTCAGCCTCCTGAAAGCCCGCTGGCGAGCAAGAAGACTCGCACAGACAGTCCAAGAACCAACGCTGCCCCTACCAGCGCCAGCAACGCCACACAGAACGCCACGAGGCCCATGCCGATGACGCGGCGGTCATCCTGGTCGAACGGCATGGGTGGCAGCTTCACAGGAATAAGACCTGACCGGGCAGAGACTCGATGACCTGATACGCCGCGATGGCCGCGCTCATCACACTATCCTGCACCAGTCCGGCGTCGTCCCACTCGTACAGGCCCATCTCGCGGTCCAGTTGTTCCTCTGCGTGCTTGAATCGGCCTTGCTGCACGAGCAACTGTAGCGCCTGAATCGCCTGCGTCTTGGTCTTCGCTGTGGTGACGAACGGCTCCACGCTGACGCTCAGATTCTCGATCACCGGATCACCAACGCCGTTCGACTCCACGAACACGCTGCCGGCCAGCCGTTTGGCTCGCGCCTCGATCTTGCTCTGGATGACGGGGTACGGCGCCAGGAACCGCTCGTACTCCACAACGTGCCAGTCCTGGCCTCTGAGGCCAATCGTGACGCCGACCGTGTGATCCTGCCGCCGGCCGATGTCCCAGGCCGTCACCAGCGCCTCACAGGTGTACGGATCGGCAAGCCACCCGTCCTTACACTTCGCCAAATCTTCAGGGTCGAACACGGCATCACCCGACGTGATGAAGTCTAGGTCAAACTCTTGCGCGAACGACTGCCGCGTCATGTTGGCGCGGGTGTTCGCCTCCCACGTCGGATCGTCCTTGTAGCGGGGGCAGTCGGACCAGTGGATCTGGTGCCGGCTCCACTCACCGCCCTCTAACCCTGACCACAAGCGGAAGAACAGGTTATTTCGTCCGTTCGCAGTCGAGAGCACTGTGAGCTGTCCGTTGGCCGGCAGCGTCGGTGAGATGGCCTGAAAGATCAGGTCGGCGTACTCGGCAAACGCGAACTCATCGAGGTACACATCGGTGGCCGGGAAGCCGCGACCAGCGGAGGGTGAGGCTGACAGGCTGAGGATGCGCGAGCCGTTGGCGAACTCCAATTCCGATAGATTCTCACGCAGCAGCACGGGCGCCTCACGCAAGCCGATCAGGGTATGACGACAGTAGGTGATCAACTGCTGCGCCAACTGTCCCGTGCGGCTGACCATCAAGATCATACGGTCAGGCCGGCTGATGGCCTTGTGAATCGCCTCGATGGCGATGGCGTTCGACATGCCAACCTGACGGGCTTTCAGGATCAGCCGGCGCGGGGAGGTATCTTCGAGGAACGCGGTCTGGTAGTCGTAGGGGTCGAAGGGAATACGGCCAGCCCACGGGGTGACGACGGTGACATTCTGCCGCGCCCAGTCCAGCCGCTCCACGGGCGTGACTGGCGGCATATCAGCGGCGATAATCGCCGCTGCCGCCTCTAGCCAGAAGCGCTCTTCTCGCACCTGTGCGTTGACGCTCATCCGCTTCTACCTT